TACTTTTGATTTACCGGTACCCATTTCCATGAAATAAGCAAAAACCTTCTTATCCCAAGACATTTCTAACGCTTTTAATTGATGCGCAAATGGTTTAGTCTTAAATTTATAGTGCATATAATTATTTATTCTTTCTATTTGACAAGTGTATACTAAAGAAGGTATATCTTGTCAAGAAATATGGAAGAAAAAATTGTTTACGTAATTCAGGACGTTCCTGGAAGCAGAGAAGGTAGGCCCAAGATTAATATTATAGGGGCTGCTAACTTTGGTAAATTGAAAGTTTTGTTACCTGAAAATGCGCAAATAATTTTAAGTTCTGGTCCTGTAGTTTTTAAATTAAAAAAATTATTAAAAGATTACAAACCAGATGATTATTTATTATTAACAGGTGATCCTGCAATAATAGGTGTTGCATGTTCCATAGTTTCAGATTATACTAATGGCCGATATAATCTTCTTAAATGGGACAAACAAGAAAGAAGATATTATCCAATAGAAATAAACTTAAACCAGAAAGAAGAAGCTAATGTCGAAGATAAACTTTGAAGACGATCAAATAAAATCTGTAACACAGATTGATACTGCTAAAACTTTATCAGATAAAGTTATAGAGTTAAAAAATTTAGAAGACGAAATTACAAATGCAGAAGAAAGTATTAGTAAGTTAAAAGAAAAAGCTAGAATACTTTCTCAGGTAGAAATACCTTTAATGATGCATGAAATGCATATTACAAAATTAAAGCTAAAAGATGGTGAGTCTGTAGAAATAAAACCTTTTTACAGTGCATCTATTGTTCCTGAAGTTCAGGAACAAGCTTTTGAATGGCTTCGTAACAACGGTCTAGGTGATATTATTAAAAATGATATTACCGTTACCTTTGGTCGTGGCGAAGATAACAAGGCGGCAAACTATGCTGTCCTTGCACGAGGTCAGGGTTTTGAACCAGTCCAGAAAATTAATGTTCATGCCCAGACACTCAAAGCGGTAGTCAGAGAGCGTCTCGAAGCTGGGCAAGAGATGCCCTCTGATTTATTTAAAACGTTTGCGGGTAACCAAACAAAAATAACAAGGAGAAACTAGAAAATGGAAACGAGTAACGAGAAACAAGTAGCTAATAAGTCGTCGCAGTTACCATCTTCAATATTATTTGAAGGTGATGCTCACGCAGGTTTTGAAAATGTAAAGACAGGAAGTCTTGCTTTACCTATTTTAAAACTTTTACAAAATGGTTCTGGAGAAGCACAGAAACGTAATGCAAATTATGTTCCAGGAGCTGAACCAGGAATGTTACTAAATACAGTAACAAAGAAAATTTATGATGGTGCTAAAGGAATAGATGTTGTTCCTTGTCATTATAAATTAGAATATCAAGAATGGTCTGATTTTGGAACAGGTTCAGGAAGACCTGAAAACATTTATCCAGATAATTCGGATATTCTAACAAAAACAACTCAAGATGCTTTAAAGAAAGATAGACTACCAAATGGTAATTACATTTTAACAGTAGGACAACATTTTGTCTTAATATTAGACAATGGCACTACTGAATCTGCTTTAATATCTATGAGTTCGTCTCAAGGTAAAATAAGTAGAAAGTGGAATTCTATGATGATGTCTATTACTTTAGATGGTAAAAACGGGCCTTATACTCCGGCATCTTTTAGCCACATTTATAGAGTATCAACTGTCTTAAATTCCGGAAAGGGAAACCAATGGTATGGATATAATGTCCAAAAGGTTGGTCCTGTTAATGATTCGGCAACTTATGAAAGAGCTAAACAGTTCTATCAAAGTTTAACGAGTAACGGAAAATAATTAATAAATTGGGTGGTAGCAATACCACCCAACAAAATAAGAGTGGATATGTTAGAAAGATTTAAAGAGATATTTGCTGGCCTGCAAACAGCCTACGGCCAAACAAAAATTACGGATGAACTTTCTGAAAATGGCAAACATGAAGCAAAATCATTTACTAAAAAAGAGCCTGTAACAGATTTACTTTGGCAAAAACATTTAAATGGAGATGAACCTGCATTAGGTATTGTTCCAATAAGAGAAGATAATAAATGTAAATGGGGCTGTATTGATATTGATACTTATCCATTTGATCATAAAGATTTTATAAGAAAGATTAGAGACAAAGGCATACCAATGATTTTATTTAGATCAAAATCAGGTGGAGCTCACGTATTTTTATTTACTAAAGAATTTGTAGCAGCAAGTTTAATGAGAGAAAGATTAAAAAAGATTGCAGGTATATTAGGGTATGCAAAGGCTGAAATATTTCCCAAACAAGATTACATTAGAGCTGAAAGAGGAGACACAGGAAGTTTTTTAAATGTTCCTTATCATGGAAATGATAAATCAGTTAGATTTGCATTTAATGATAATGGAGAACAATTAAAGGTAGAAGATTTTTTTAAATTATATGATCAATATTCTTTGACTGAAAAAGATTTGTTTAATTTAAAAATATCTGAAGTAGATAATTCAGATGATTTTTTAAAAGGTGCACCTCCTTGTTTACAAACAATACTAAAAGATGGAATGCCAGAAGGTGGAAGAAATGATATGATGTATAATATAGGTGTTTATTTAAAGAAAAGATTTCCTAATGAATGGCAAACAAAAATGTATGTTTATAATGAGCAATACATGAAACCACCTCTACAACATAATGAAATAACAAAATCAATAGAATCTGTTGGTAAAAAAGAATATCGTTATAAATGTAAACTAGAACCTATTGTTAGTTTTTGTAATGCTAAACTATGCTCTAAAAGAGAATTTGGAGTTGGAGATGATGTTCCTCCTCCGGAAATAACAGGTATAAGTAAATATATGTCAGATCCTCCTATATATTTTGTAAACATAGACGGTGATAGCGTTGAAGTGGACAATATAACTTTACATGATCCAGAAAAATTTTCAGTAGCATGTATGGATCAAATATCAAAACCTATGCTTCCTATAGGTAAGATTATATGGAGAAAACAATTAATTAAACTATTTGAAAAATTACAAGAATTAAAAGCGCCTGATTCAACTAAAATAGATGTTCAAATAAAAGATTTACTTGGTGATTTTATAAATAAAGCTCCAGGCAAAAGTATAGATGATTTAAAAAGAGGAATATCATTTACTGAGGAAGGTATTACTCATTTTAGATTTTTAGATTTTTGGAGATATTTACAAAGGTCTAAATCCTGGATTTTACAAAAACCAAAAACAGTAAGATTACTAAAAGAATTATTTGATGCTGAAGAAGAAACAATTAAAATAGATAAAAAATCTTGTAGAACAATGAGGATGCCTACTATTAAAATAGATAAGCCAAATGTAAGACAAACAAAAATGAAAGAATCTAGTTTAGTATGAAAAGAATTATTATTCCAGGACCTCCGGGAACAGGGAAAACATATCATTTAATTAACCATTATTTAAAAAGAGAAATTGAAGAACATAAAACTCCTACAAATAAAATTGCTTACATAACATTTAGTAATGCAGCAGCTGATGAAGCTAAAAAAAGAATAGGTAATGTTTTTACAAAATATAATGTTAGAAGCGATTTTCCACATGTATCTACAATGCATACTTTAGGAACAAGACAATTAAACATAGATACTAATACGCAATTATTAAAAGACGAAAAATGGAATGCATTTAAAAATTTTTCACAGATATGTAAAGATATGTCTTTTGAATCAGATGTAAATGATTCTGGATTTACAGTTTATAAAAATGATCACATGAAAATTATTGAATATGCAAGAGCTAAAAAAATCTCAATCATCGATGCAGCAGTTGATTTAGATAAAAAAGATTTTGTGGACGTATGGTTAACAGAACAAATTGATGCAGATTTAAAATCATATAAACAACAAACAGGAATGGTTGAATTTTCTGATATGATTAAACAGTTTATTGAGAAAGATAAGTGTCCCCCACTCAACGCTGTCTTTCTTGATGAAGCACAAGATCTAAATCCTTTGCAATGGGATATGTTCTTTTACATAGAATCAAAATGTGAAAGATCTTACATTGCAGGGGATGACGATCAAACAATATATACTTTTCAAGGCGCTGATGAAAATATATTTATAAATTTAAAAGGAGACAAAGACCCAAGAATAGAATCAAGAAGAGTTCCTAGAGAAATACATAAAATAGCATTAAGTATATTAAAGAATATAGATAATAGATTAGAAAAAGAATGGAAACCCAGAGATGCTGAAGGTAAAGTATTTCATAATCAATTTTTAGATAACATAGATTTTAGTTTTGGAAACTGGATGATTATAGCTAGAACTAATAAAATGTTACCTACAATAAAAGATCGTTTAATTTCTTTAAACCTTAGATTTGACTGTAAATTCAATAGCTTAGACAAACCTATAGAAGCATATAAAATTTGGATTAGATTAAATGAAGGGGCAACTGTTGGCGCTGAAGAAGCTAAAAAAATTTATAAATATTTAAATGTTAAGAATAAACAAATAAAGAAAAATTATTCTTTAGGTAAATCTTTAGACAAAGCAGATTTTGTAGATTTAGATGATTTAAGAATGGATCATGGATTATTAGTTTACGGAAGTTGGGAACAATTAAATATAAATGAAGATATTAAATTATATATGAAAGCATTAATAGCAAACGGAGACGATTTATTTAGTAAAGCAAGAATTAAAGTATCTACAATACACGGTGTAAAAGGTGAAGAATGTGACAATGTTGTTTTGTTTACCGATTTAAGAAAGGTAATATATGAAGCAGCTAGGATAAAACCTAATCCTGAACACCGTTTGTTTTTTGTAGGTGTAACCAGAGCAAAGGAGAATTTATATATTATGCAGCCAACAGAAGAATATTATTATACAATAGGAGATCCAATATGACAAACAAAGCGTTTTTTAAACAAATAGGTGGCAGTCATTATCGTAAGATGAAAATACAGCCCTCTATATTTATTAATGAGAACAATTTACCTTTTGCAGAAGGCAACGCAATAAAGTACAT